GTTTATAATCTTTTAGGGTTAAAATTCTTCCTCTTCCCAGCGTTTTACGTCTGCAAGTTCCTGTTTGACCAATTCCCTTGCGTCTCTCACAGTCATGCTAGAACTTTTTCTTAATTCTTCAACTGTTCTTTTTTTAGTCCAGTCAAAATCTATTGAACTCTGTAATGTTCTTTTAACAACTTCAAAATTGGCTGGTGTTATTCCCTCTGGAAATTTCTTTGGTTCTAGATTAATTAAAGGATCTGATTTTTTGGACTGACTTGTTCCCTTTCCACTTGAAGGACTTCCTTGACCTACACCACCCTTGTCTGATGGTCTCTGTTTTTTAGGTTTGCCGTCCATTTCTTGCTGGTCTTCCTTTGGTGCAGCAGTTCCTCTGCCTCTTCCCTTTGAACCAGATGTGTTTGGCTTCTCGTCTTCGGCAGCCTTGCCTTCCAACATCATCATCTGTGGGTTTATTATTGGGTTCTTAGACACCTTAAACTCTCCAGTGTGTGTTCTTGCAACTTCAAAGCCCATAGCTTGCATAGCAGCCATGTTTTGTATCTCTACGCCTTGTATCTGCAAGTCTCTTAACTTGTCATTCTCTTCTCCACCTTTTAGCCTCAAGTCCCAATCTTCAACTCCCATTAACTTTGCAAACTTTCTTAGGAACGCTTGATATAAAACATCTTGTCCCCACTTGATTGCTCTGTTTGTAATTGTAACCTGTAATCCTTCTTGTGACCAGCCACTTGGTAGTTCACCAAAGTAAAGTGGTAGCACTCCAAACACTGCTCCTATAATCATTCTAAGTTCCCTTCTAATTTCTGTAAATTCTAATTCCTTTAAGCTTCCAGTGAAATCAATCCACTGAGCCATATTCTTGCCACCCTTGTCACTTTCAACTAAAAGTGGGTGTATCATGTAGGGGTCTTCTATTGCTTTTTGCTCAAGAACGTCCCATGACTTTCTAAACGTTTCATAATTACGTGAAGCGATAACTAACATACCTCTTGGTGGTCTCATCTTGTCGAAGTATTTTCTGATATACTCGTCCATATGACTTAGTGCCATAGCCTTTGACCAAACTGAATAAATTGGACTGTATCCATAAAGCAGTGATGGTTTGTATTTTCCTGCCTTCCAAATAATTTCACCTTCACCATAAACTACACGCTTTGGTTGTGGTATTCCTATAGAGTAAACAGAGTTAACTTCAAGCACTGCCTTCAATGCTTCTGCTCCACACCTGTCACACTTTGGTGTTGTAAGTCTTTTATCACGATGTTCGAATCTTGGACACACAAATATGGCATTTCGCTTGTCATCATACCCTATTCTTCCGTCAGAGTCTGCGATTAACGCAACTTGAGGTGGGTCTACCCTGAGAAATTCCTTAATCTCTGTATTTTTAGTATCAATTTTTCCCGTTCTATCATCAATTTTATAATTTTTTAATATTAAACAATATGCATTGTCTGCAATTTCCAAATCCCTTTCCAACTGTCTTGACAAGTCTTCCAGTGTCTGGTTGTTTCCGTTTACTGGACTCTCTAACATTGTTTCAAGCAGTTTTCTGTTTTCTGGAACTGGTCTTATCAAGTCATTACTTCCACATGTATCACACTCCATGTCTTGTTCAGTATTTAATTCATGTGCTATTGCCTTCTTCGCCTCGTTTCTTGGTAATTGGCTTGATTCATTGTCTTGGTTTTGTTCAAATGGCTGTTCGTCTTTCAAGTCATTCTTAATTGGTTTGTATTGAAATTCCTTGCCACAGTTTGCACATTTAAATTTAAATTTTTCAACTACTTCGAAACCATTCTTAAACATTTCTCTGTTGAGAGTTTCTATAGGTATTCTTAAAGCGTCTATGTTATCTGCCAACTCATAAATCATTATAAGTGGAAATGGAAATATTGGTAATTTAGCACCTGTATCAGTGCTCATGTAAGGTTGGGCTACTGATGGTCTTGTTGTTGTTTCGGTATAGCCTTTGTTGATATTTCTAACATTTTTCAATACTGTAGATAAAGTTGACCTCAATCCCATAAATTAATGAATGGTTGCTACCTTATATACTTTGTTAATGATTTGTAACGTTTTTGTCACTTGTCGCCATGTAGTTTGCATATAATACTTCTTGCTTCACCACAAAGACATTCTTTACCATGCTCGTGGTATACATCGCCATTTGCGTGGCTATGTTCAGTTCCATCGTCATGTGTGTGCTTTGTTTCTTTCTTATTTAATAGACCCATATACAGTAATACTTATCTTAATATAAAAAGATTGATATGTGTGTAGTGGTGTGAGTATGCATACCCAAATTGGGAGGGCTGGATTTACTAACCAGCTACACAATGTTTATTAAATATAGTATATAAATAGAAATATGGTAGAACTAGAACCTGAAGACTATAGCAATATAATAAGATGGTTTGAATTGACGTATGGTAAGGCGAAGCATATGGACGATATACCACATGCTCAAAAAAGGACATTCTGGAAACTTTCCTTTCTATGCGAGGACAAGATAAAGGAACTTAAAGACCTACTGCCACCTAGTCACTAAACGGGTTGCCCGAAGGGCGAAAAATTGTTTTGAGTCATTTCATATAGAAGGGGGTAAGCCTTATATAGCAGTGAATAGTATACATGTGTATGGAAGAAATTGACAAGTTACACGAAAGGATCAAAATACTCAGTCTCAGACTCACGATTTGTTCCAAAGATTTGGGTGCTATTCAAAAAGACTTGTATGATATATTATATAAGTTAGGAGATATAAAGAAATGAATGTGTTACTATTAGCAGTAGGAATCATATTTCTACCCTTATTTTTACCAGTAGGTGCTACGCTTATATTTCTTTCATTATATGGGGACTTTACTAAGAAATATCTAAAAGAAATTAAAGAGGAAAAAAAATACAGCAAAGAGGAATATGGGACTGATGTTCTTGAACAAGGAATATGAGATAAAACACTGCATATATTGTGGTGCTACATTTAAGGACTTTGACGAAGTATTAAAACATGTAGGAGTAAAACACAGGGATCAGGACGAACATGACGCTTATTTACCATTAGAGGGAGGGACTATATATGACGATAAGTAATGGTCAACTCTCAAAGATGATATGCGTTGCGTGTGGTGACCCGTTTGGAGACCATTCGAAAAGAACGTTGATAAGATGTATATTTCGCATACAGGGCTCTGTAGTCCATCAAAAGGTGAAGGAAAATGTATAAGTGGATACATGATGAATTACTTTCAATAGAAAGAGACAGGGCTAAAATAGACAACAGACTATGGCTGTTAATGCAGAAAATAAGACAACTTGATGAAAAGATAGAAAAGAGTGGAATAGATGAGGGTGAACTACTAGATGATTGTTGAGAAAAAACTTGCGATAGGTTTCTGGGTAGGCATAATAGCCGTGGGTGTATTAGCATATATACATCTGTTTGGTGGTATATAATGGAGTGTCCTAATTGCCTAAGCGAAAAAGTAACGCTTAAGAAAAGTTGGCTGGGTAAACATTGTGTGTGTAGTGTCTGTAAGTTTGATTGGGAGTATGTAAAATGAAGTTTAAGTGTAAATATTGTGGCTGGACTAAAGAGAACGAGCCTATGATGCATATAACAACCAAAATGTTACAAGAAATATCAGCACATGAAAAAACACATAGGGATAAGAAATGATAACATGTAAAGGAAAGTGTGACGCACTTAAGAAAGTGTGGAAGAAACCAAATAAAGATCCGTTACCATTCTTGACGTATGGTTATTGTAGAACGTGTTCAATGTGGGTCAAACATGAACATTTATGGAACAATCTCAGGTGTCCCTGCTGTCACGGCAGAGTCGCAAGAAAGCCGAGAGAGAACGCAAAGAAGAAGAAGTATTTGGGGCTATTACAATGAAAATGTATGACGATGATAAGGCTTGGAAACTGCATTATGCAGACTGGGTTCGAATACTCCCCACGATTATATATGATCCAAAATCAAAAATAAAGGAAGATCAAGTAGCCTATAGGGTAAAACTTGTATCTAAATTAATCAAGGATTATAAGGATAATAATTAGTGTCAGATTTGAATTGTTCGAGTTATTAACTTGTATCTTTGTATTAGGAAAAACCCCCGAATTTGATTTTTCTCCATGTGCACCTAGAACGTATTTCTGAAAATCTCAACTCTGTGGAAATGTTTGAGGTATATAAGTCTATCTATTACTGTTATAGCATATAAGGTATTAGCTTACGCCTAGACTGGTTAGGGGGTAG